ATAGTCTCCTATTGTCATTTATTTGACACTATTATAGCATTGATTCGCTAGTGTGTCAATAGTGTAACAGATTTTTATCTATGTTTCCGTCCACATCTGTCGATCCTAATTTCGCCCCCATCAAATGCACATTTGGCAGTAGTCCTAATGCACATTTGGCAGTAGTCCTAATGCACATTTGGTGGAGGCGTTGGGTACTGCCCCCAAGTCCAGTATATGTAAAGTTAATATCATCAACTATGTAGTATATAGTCTCCCATTGTCATTTATTTGACACCATTATACCATTGATTCGCTATTGTGTCAATAGTGTAACAGATGTTTATCTATTAATTGCCTTCGCCAGATATTGGTGATAATAGTTCTCTTTTATTGGGTACACCTTCCCACTCTGAGGCATCAGATGGCGCAGTGCCTTTCGATACAATATTTGCCCAAGTTTCCGAAAACTTAGTATTGATATCTGTCCAATATTCCAATTCGTTTGTATCTGTAATGGCGCAATCTGCTAAAATTGCATCAACTGGGCATTCGGGTTCGCAGACCCCACAGTCGATACACTCATCTGGGTTAATTACTAGGAAGTTTTCACCTTCGTAAAAGCAGTCAACAGGACATACTTCTACACAATCCATGTGCTTACACTTGATACATTCTTCTGTAACAAGATATGTAATTTTTTAATCCTTTAATTTTTTAAACTTCTACATCGCAGTATAACCACTAGGTGTTGTATATAAATGCAAGGGTTTTCCAAAGAATTTAACTCTTCTGTTGGGCCAGTCCGCACCACTCCCATCAGATATCCAAAAGTAGACATAAGTATGAGCATTTGCAACAGTAGCAGCATGAGTAGACCTGTATCCACTACCTGCGTTGGTTGGATTACCCCATGCCCACGCGCTTTGCCCTTTTCTAAACCACCACTCACCCTTTAAGTTGTTGCCATTGGGATCATACGCTACACCTACACGGTCAGCACCAGCGCCAGTGCCAGCGCCACCGCCGGGGGCGTTTGTCGCAAAGTCTGTATAAGCATTCGTGATTGTCGGAGCGTTTGGGGTCTGATAATAGTAACCAGTAGTGTAAACCCAACCATGATCATCATTAGCGCCGCCATTTGCTGCTGGTGTTGTAGACCAATTAGACTTTGAGAAAGTCCACATTGTATTTACAGGATATCCACCGCCATTGGAACATACCAGTTCAAAATACACTTTGCCAGTACCAGTATTTATTGGAATTTTTACACTAGCAACAAACGTCCGACCTTGATACCAACCTCCACCCTTTGAGGGCATAGTGAATTCAATATCATTATCAGTTTGTGCATATATACTTGGGTTGGCAAGTAGATGAGTGTATTCTGTATTAAGTTGAGGTTTTATATATGTATAGAACACTAATGTCATTGCACTTACTTTACTTACTGTAGCATTTACACCATCCGTAACATTAAATGTTAGACTGAAAGTTCCTTCGTTTGCTACAAGTGTTGAAGGTGTAATTGTAAATACATTGTCTGCTTGTGCAACTGTTGCAGTAACACCAGCAGCAGTAACTGTTATTGTTCCAACCATTGCATTGTGATTTCCACACTGATAGTAATAAGTTCCAGTAGTGTTAGGAGTCCAACTTACAACACCGCTAACTGCGCCTTGTCCAGTTGCAGCAGGACTACTTACGTTTGATCCACCATTTGAGTCTCTAATATAAAATGGATGACCTGATGCGTTTACAGTAAAGTTTACGGTTTGTCCAACTTTAATAGCAACATTAGCATTATCACCAGTGGCACCACCACTTAATGTGTATGCACTTGCTCCTGAGTTTGCTACACCTACTGCAAGTGCTGCGGGTACTACGGTTAATGATCCAGCAGTCACCGCATAACTCCATGTAAGATCAAATCCTTCTGGATCAGTTGCTACAGCAGTAATAGTAGTAGCACTTCCATCAATTGCAAGAAAATATGAGTCATTAATCCCAGTGATGCTGGATGGTTGAGCATTTGTAACAGTAGCAATTAAGTACCAACCAGCGCCCGTCCACATATAAAGTTTATTTGTTGCCACTACAAATGCGGTATTGCCTACAGTAGTTGAAGTAGCGGGCAGATCAGAAAATGTTGCATAACTTCTTTGTCCTGGTGCTGAACTTGCAGACTTAGGAAATGAAACTGACTCAGTAGCATATTTTTGTGTTGCATAACTGCCCATCGTGATAACCTCGTATAAGTGCATTTATACTATTTATATAAAGATACTTTTCTTTTTCCATGTATGTTCCAAACTTCTTCGAAACTTTCTAGGTGTAGATAAAATTCGTTGTTACCCCACAGTCTCTTGAGGTATCCTTTTAGTACACGATGAACATCCTCACGCCTATATTCGTCAGGAATCAACATGCCTTTGACTGCCCACATTAAACGATTTGCTTCCTTTATTTCTTCTGGACCCATTTCGGCAAGTGTGCAGTCATAATTAACCATGAGAAAATCCCGAAGTATGATTATAGTCATAATTACTTAACATCGATTTTTGTTTCATTCTCAAATCTCTACTCAATAAGTTATAGGTTTTTCTAACCTCAAACCCCAAGTTTTCTAGTGCAGAATTATTATCAATAATATAATCTGCCATTGTAGAATTAAGGGTCATACTGCCACGATCTTCTTGCGGTAGATGGTCTGATCTATCAACCCAAATTGCAGCATCAAAAACACCTTGCTCTTTCATCGCATCAAATTCACGAACATTTCTTAAACCGCAATATATGTCATGTTCAGCAAAAATATCTTTACCTAATTGAGCAGGATCATCTTCACAATATCCTGCAATAGCATCATACCATTCAGACCTATGATTATGTCTATCGGCATAACATTCTTCAAATGAGTTGTAATCATATTTTACTTTAAGGTCATCATAAATAAACCTTTGACAAGCAAACATACTACTTGAAATAAAACTTAATTTAAAATCTTCTTGTAAAATTTCAGACACGGTATCTTTACCATGCCGACCATGACCAATAACTAATAATTTAGGTTTATTCATCAGCGGGCCCATGCAGCATTAGGCATTTGGAATAAAGCATTTACGTTATCTGATGTTTCTGACCTCGCAAAAATTGTCCAACCAAACCATCCATTTGATGCAATCATGCTTTCGATAACTTGAATGTCCAAAAACTCTCTGAAACTCATTCCCGTTGTCCATACGTCATCCACGATAAGAACAGGATCATTTTCATCACTAGAAATGTATTTTTCCAAAGCATGTTGCAATTTGAGACCACCTCTTGGAATGCCCACCACTTTTGAAAATGGGCGTATTTCGTACCCCATAATCATTTTTGCAAGACAATCCCATTCCTTATCAGATAAGGCATCCATCTCGATTTTCCATTCCATAGGAATTCCAGCATGTGATGTAAACTTTTTCTGTTGGAATAAATCTATTTTAGTCTCAACATGTTCTGCTGCTTCGTCATTCCCTAACGATCTACCACTAGTAATCATTTATTTCTCCATTCCTTGAGGATCATATTGTTCACCATTATACGCTGGATAGGTATCATTGTCAACCCCTGAATTACATCCAACCACCGCAAGTATTAGTATTGCTACTGATATATATGTCATTCTTTTCATCCACAATACAAACCCATCAAAACCTTCTTCTGCTTGTTTTTGTGCTGTGCCACGTACATCTTCATCACTCATTTAGTGACTACCAGTGGAATACATTACAGGTATAGCAATGAAAATTGCTCCAAACATCAGCGCAATCATAAGAATGACTGGCATCTGAGATATCAAAGGTTTATGAAAATCAAAGAGTCTGATGTATTCGTGAACTCTATATGCTGCTACTTTATTCTTAATCTTTTTCATCTAGTTCTATTAATTCCCATGTTTCCATAACATTATTTGTTTGACTTTCTGCTATCTGATTTGCTTTCTCTCTTGAGTCGATACTAAACTCTAAAATCTTACCAATTCTCACGTTACTAACACCGTCGAATCCTATAGTTCCTAAAGCATGTGTAACTGCCTGTCCAGCATTATCTAATATTCCTTCTCGAATCTGAATGATTGCTTTATATCTTTTCATCTTCTAATATCTCTAATAGTTGCAATCCATTATCGTATGGACTCAAATTGTTATACTTTGTTAGACATTCTGAAATTGTAATCTTGTCCCATATATCCGTTGTTCCATCAGGATAAGTTATCTGATATTTACGTTCAGTTCTATCCCAAAATCTAGGTCGAACATCAGTAGGCATTTCACTTTTCATATCGTATCAATTTCTTCCCATGATCTGATATAGAAATTTTCGCCTAGTTTATCAATCTCTGTTTGTGGATAACCTTCAGAAACTAACCATTGATTCATATTAAAATCATCTTCTAGTAAATAATATTCTTCATGGACAGGTTTAGGAAATCCATACTTCCATCCAGATGGTGGGTCAATTATTAGCGTCATCGATTAGTACTCCTATGCATGGTACAATAATAGACATTTTGCAATATTTTGGATATTCATCAAAACTCATTACCATAAGCATTGGAATGCCTAGCACGATAAGTACTATAATTCCAATTGCTTTGCCTAAGTCTTTTGTTGTTGAATAGTTTTGGTGTTCTCCACTCATGCTGCTTCTACAACCTCACAATTACCTAAAATGTTAGCAACATCTTGAGCAGACTTAAACGTATCGAAGGATAGATCAATTACATTAGGATTTTTGTACATTTTATATTTGACCTCTCCAACCATAACTACGTGCTTTACTATACTTCCGTTTCTTTTAATTAGATACATTATTCGTTAACCTTTACTTTAAACCATTCTGGTATTTCGCGTTTCGTCCAAATCATTTTAAAATTCTTCTGTTTTGTATTATAGTAATCTTTGTATGATTTTACAGGATCACTTTCGTTTATACATTGTGGTTCGTGCTGCATCGCCAGAGCAAATGGACTCATCAGATACTTATAACCAGATTTTATATTTTTAGGTGTTTTTGCTAACGCAGTTTTCAATAATTTCTCTGTAGCGTGAACTTTACCATACCGATAGGTGTATTCTCTACAGAGTGCAACAAAATGACTATAGTGCCAATTATAGTTGTTATCGTTGTGCATAGTCCAAACTGTACAAGGGTGTCCTGAGTGTACTGCTTTATATAAAACATCTTCTCGACCATCTGGTAATGCCCAGTATTTCACCATTCTTTTTCCAGACTTAGACTGACGTAACTCTTGTTCACCATCTAGCATACGATGAGCAGTGGAGAGCATCTGTGCACTCTCCACGATCATTTTTACAACGTGCTTATCGCACTGTAGTTGTGCTGCTTTTATAGGGTTATTATCCAAAATGAATATGTTCATTAGTCTTCCATGCGATAAAAAATATGTGCACCGATTTGGACAATTTTTGTAAATTCTTTTGCCCATGATGGTGAAACATATGTTGCGTGGTAATGTGTCGATCCTTCAGTTAATCCACGCCAATCACCGTTAGTGTACATTGTTACTGCATGGTCGATAGACGTTTCCCAAGATTCTTGATCTTGTGGTTCGTCTGCCTTACCATCACAAAACCAACTAAACTGGCATTTGTTAAGAAGAGGCACACCCTTATCATTCAAATAAGATTGATGAACGACTTCACATGGAGTGCTTGGATATTTTTCATGCTCTACTCTATTGAGAACAACGTCTGTTACTGCCATGGCATCCGCTAAAGATGATGCCATGGTTTCGTAATATATGTTCGTTGCCAAACATTGGATTTGCTTTACTTGCTCTTGTTGACGAGCAAGTTCTATTGCTTGCTCTGCTGCAATTTCAGTTGCTCGTTCTTCTGCTAATATTTCTACTGCCTCAGTAGTATCAGATACTTGTTTTTTTGCTTCAAAAACAGCATAACCGATACCACCAGCAATAGCACAATTTGCCACTAATAGTCCGATAGTTGTTATACGCTTCATTTGTTGTCCTGTTCTGATTCGTCTTATGTTTACATTATGACATAAGACGAACCACTTGTCAACCAAATTTTAATGTATATTCCGTATTGTGTTCTTGTGATAAATCTTTATACCCCAATGCCCAGTTTTCAGCAGCATCTTCAACATATCTTAGAGTTTTATTTGGGAAACTTTCTTCAAAATATCTAATTCCACCTTCCGTAAAATATCTGATATAAGCGTGTTCTTCCTTATAACTAAAATGTATTTCACAATAGTCTTCACTATTGTCCGATTGATAAGTAGAAAGTTTCTTTCCCATAAATCTCTCCTTGTTTTTTATTTAATTAAGAGGTGTCTTCTTCAATCAGATTGAAGAAATCGTTTGCCATAGGGAATATTGCAGAAATTGCTTTGCCGCACTCTATTGCCAATTCTCTATGTTCTTTCTGTGTTCCATTATCACTTCTCAATTCAATGTAGTGAATCCATGATCTAATAGTGCCATTCACATAAAGTTTAGACATTGTAAGACCTTCAGGTAACACTTTACGCGCCTGTTCTTTTGCAATGCCATTTTTGATTGCCCATTCATATGCCTCTGCCGCCTTATCGATCACGCGAGATTGGATCATGCTCCAATCTTCTTGCAAATATTCATCTTGATTTTCAATACTATTTTGCCTATTTTTAGGGTCTTGCAGTCTTGCTTCAGAAATTTCAAACATATCATCACCAAATTCTTCAATATTAGCATAGCGTTGACTGAACTCTTGAAAAGAAAATGATCTGTGCCTCAATAATTGTCGGGCAATGTCCCTTGTGCAATGCACCTCAATTGTTGCTGACACCATTTCAAATGGCGACCAATGTTTGTGCTTTATCAGATATTTTAATAGTTTTTCACTTGTTTCACTATTGATTTGATTTGATGGGTTTGAAACTCTAGCACAATATGCCACAAGTTCTTGAACATTACCCAGTTCTAGTGAATCATCTACTTGCGTGTGACCGACCAAACGTGCCTTCATAACGTAGTTCCTTTAATGTATTGTTTGTGATGGTTCATCTTCATGTAAAAATCTCTGGTGCTGTACAAATATATAATTCAACATTCCTCTGTAGTCATTATCATCCAATTTCATTCTATACAGTTTTAATGCATATGCTTGCATCACTCCTGCAATTACTAAGTGATCATAGTCGTTATCATTCATCTGAGCAACTAGTTTGTGGAAATGCTCCCACAAGTCTGCTATTTTGTTTATTTCGTCTTGGTCTTTAAATTCATCCATCAATCAAGTTGCTCCATTTTTTGAGTTTGTTGCGCTTTGCGGCAGATGCTTTTTTGATATCAGTATCATCAATACCAAAGTGATTACCTAAAAGTTCTAACATTTGCATAACGTCACCCATTTCAGAAATTAGATTATTTCGTTTGTCATCATCGATACCAAATCTTAGGATTTTCATACATTCTTTAGTAAGTTCCGCACATTCTTCGCTTGCCACTACTAAACACTCTACTTGAATTTGACCTACCATCACTTTATATACCACCACACATTATCTGGACCAATTTCATGTTTAGGTGTTGATTGTACAACCGCCATTGCCACTGGTATAGTATTTATATCATGTCCAGAAACTAAACCACCTTTTCTAATCTTTGGAGTCCATACTTCAATATCTCTTTTGACTGAATCAAAGTCATGAGATGCATCAACAAAAACATAGTCTAAGGAATTATCCTCATATGCTGCGGATGCTAAATGAGTGAAATCTCTGACAATTTCTCCCTTACCATCAGATTGTTCACAAAATTCCATAAGACCATCGTACCACTCAACTGGAGGTTCTTTACGTAACCCTTCTGTGGTTGTAATATCTTTTGCTTTCCACACCTTATCGCCTACAAATACATCAACCCCGATATGGTGTGTATTTCTACAGTTATCCACTATAAACTTAAATGTTGGACCTCGCAAGACACCAAGTTCGACACCAATTTTAAAATTATTTGATCGTATTTGATCCACTAACCAATGTGCTCTATTCATAGTTTAAAATCCTTAAATTTTTGCAAATCCTCGCCTTGAGGAGTCTTATCAAATACTGGACCATCATCCATCAAAGTCTGCTCTGAGTCATCAACATCATATAATTTCATCTTAGAACGATCAACACCAATCACAAATCTCTTTTTATATGTAGGATCATTATATCTGTTCTTTAATTGCTTAACTGCAATTTGACCCATTGCTTCAAGTTCTTCGTTGGATATGAGCGCAAACATGAGGTCTGCTGTGGCAGGAAGACCAAATGATTCAGAAGTATCTTCCAACCCAATATCCGAATTTGAAAAACCCGATCTTGTTGTTTGCGTTGCGGAGACCACTGGTACGTTAAATTCGACCGCGAGTCCTCGCATTTCTTCTGCGATTGCTTTGATGTACGTGTAGGAATTTATCGATCCCCCCATTGATTTCATTCTACTGCTGGCGCAGATATTTAGGTAGTCTATAAAAATGATATCTGGTTCAAATGATTTTTTAAGTTTCAGTTCACTCAATAAACTTCTAAAATGGGAGACATTTGCTTGCCCTGTTGGATATTCCTTGATGATTAATTTACCATTAGTCCTTGTCGAAATCTTTGCAACTCTTTCAGAGAAGTTTTCTTTACTTAGAGTATTAATTTGGTCTATCGGAATATTCAATAGATTTGCGTCAATACGTTCTGCAATCCTTTCTTCTGCCATTTCCATAGTAATGTACAACACATTTTTACCATCTGTCAGTGCTGCTGCTGCTTGGTGACACATAAACAAAGATTTACCAACGCCAGTACCAGCAAGAATAATATTCAGAGTTTTTCTAGGCAAACCACCCTTGGTAATCAAATTAAAATATTCGAGATCAAACGGTAGGCGTTCTTCTGTACGATGATAAAATTCATACCGCTCTTCGAAATTTCCCAAATAATCATGACCGACATTAGTATCAAACGAGACTCCCAAAGCGGTACTTAGGATATCTGGCAGTGCATTTTTAGAAAGCGTTTCATGCTTTCCATCAATAATACTAATAGACTCCATCACAGCATTGAACAAAGCACGATCTTGACACCACTTCTCAGTAACCTCTAACAGATGTTCTTCATCTGAAGGTGCGCCATCAAAGATATTTGGGATAATCTCCATTGCATGTCTGTACTGTTCATCAGTATATCTGTCAGATGTATCAATCTCGATTTTAAATGCTTCTTGCGTAGGTAACCTATTATATTTTCCAGCATATTTACCAACAGTGGTAAACATCTGTCGATACACACCTTCAAAATATTCTGGTTTAATAAAAGGTAAAACCTTACGCATAAACTTTTCATCTGAAATTAGATTTTTCAGAATTATTTGTTCAATATTAGACAATTAACTTATTTCCTTCATCTCGCCTGTTTTGTTAATTATAGCAGATTCTATGATAGAGGTCAACAACTCTCCAGCAAAATCTTGCAATTCTAAACTATTTTCATCAAGATCGTCCATAGGAGAACTTTCTACTGTGAAGTCAAAAGACATTTTACTATCACCATCATCGGGATCACCATCAATGGAAATTGTACCAAAGGAGATAATAGTTTCAGTGTATATCCCCTCTAAAATTCTAATCGACCAAGCATCCTCACGCCTTGGATGTGGAACATGTTCATATTCTTCATTTTCATTAAACTCTGGCATTTTCACCCTCATTCATTACAACTTCATCCATGTTTACTTCAGTCTGATAACCAATGGAATATTGCTTTTTGATAAACTCTTTGAAGTTTGTATTTTCAAACACAGGTTTCCAAAAATCTTCTTCTAAAGTTTGTGCTTCCCTAACTTTTTTGTCTGAAATCTCACCAGTTTTCATGTCTACTATGGAATACCAACCATTACTTGGTTTGACCACGTAACCACCAGCAAGAGCAACACTTAGCAATCCTGACCAAGTTTGAACGCCACCTTCCCATGATACTGTAATAGGTATTTTAGATTTTTCTTTTACATATCTTGATTTTTCAACATTGATAACAAAGTGATATCCTTGAATTTCAGTGCC